TCTGTCCAGGTGGCTTTGGTGCCATCGTTAGTCCCCCTTCACCATACGTCGTATCTCCTCAATGGAGATCGTTTTCCCCTGCGCCACCCTTCCAGCGGGGTTGACCTGCTGGTTCAGGAACTTCTGTACCTGAGCAAAGCCCTGCATCCGCGCTTGGAGGATAGGATCGTTGAATGGATCGGGCAGTTCTTTCTTATTCGCCATGGTTACCTCACAGTCTGTCCACTTGGCATACCCTGTGCGCCGCCAGGTGCAGCCCCTATACGGCTACCCAGCGCATCCATCCCGCCCATACCCTTCGGGAAGACGCTAGGCTGGCCCTGCTGCGTTGCGACGCGCCCCTGCTGAATGTTTCTCTCGCCAGGTCGCTGAAGCTGTGCCTGCCCTGGAAGGAACTGATTGCCGAGAGCGCCCCCTCCCATGGGAGCACCTTGATCCATTCCCATGGGAACACCTTGATCCATCGCCTGACCGAGCTGGTCGAGAAGCCCCATCCCCTCAGCAGCCATCTGCTCCTGCGCGGCACGGAACGTCTCGCTGCGGAGTATCCGCTCTGCGGCGATCTTGTTCTGCTCGTCCAAGGGGCTAATGATACCCGATCTCTCTTGTGCTTCCTCAAGGGAGATCACACCCTCACCGCCGTTCCAGAGACGCAGTGCGAGGAGTGCCTCGCGTTCCCGCTCTTCGGGTGCCTCAGCCTTGAAGACAACACGGTTCTCCACAAGCCCCCGTATGTCGTCGGCACCGATGGTCTGATCAAACTGATGGACCTCAGAGCGTGCATGAACGGTCACGCGACCTGCCGCCTTGTTCTCCACGAGCTTCAGCACCTTGGAATTGACCTCCTCAATAGAACGGGAGAGGCCGTCTGCCATGCCCTGAAAGACAAGTCGGCCCATCCCTGCAAGGACGGAGATCGCAAATCCTGCCGAGACACCACGCGGCCTCATGCCGCGCACGACGTTGGGAAAAGTCGCCGTCTCGATCTCGGTATCGAGAAGACTGAGCTGCTGAAGAAGCTCGGGCGGCGGGACTGCGTTGGGTGAAATGGAGACCTCCACCGACGGTGGGAGGACGTTCTTAGAACCGAAGAGTTCATAGTTCTCAGCGGCAGACTCGGCCTGCGCGGTTGGGCCACGGAAGTCTAGTGTGCGCCACGCATACTGCCTGAGTTGTGCCTCGTAGGCTGTGATCGTTCGTGCCTTGGCATCGAGGATGCTGAAAATGGGATCGAGAAGGCCACGGTAGCGGATATTCGGCGGGCCAGCATCCCAGTCCATCGAGAAGGCAGGAATGATCTGCGTATAGGGGTTGAATCCATATCCATGCCGATGTGGCCCCCAAATCCAGTCGTTATCGGCGATATAGCCAACCCACTCCTCGTCCCAATACTCGATCCATGTCGCGGGAGCCTGTCCGTCCTTCTGAGTTATCCATTCGGGGTAGCTCTTCTTGATATCCCTCGCCTGATGCTCATAGAACTCAATCGTCCATTTCATGCCGATACGGGACATATCCCAGACGAGATTCTTGGGATTGACGTTCACCACATCGAACGGGAAGGCGATCCCACGGGCATCGAGGAAGTCCTCCACAGCCGTGCCATATTCGGCTTCCGTCTCAAAGTCTTCGAGAACGGGTGCTTCGGGCCATTTGTCGCCGCGCCACATCGGCTTGAGGAAGGAGATACCGTAGCTATTCCCGTGCCGCACGGCGGTGCGAAGAACGGGCTTCTTGATGGCTGACCAGAAGCCAATGAGGAACTTCTTGATCCTCTCCGCCCTTGCTCTTGCGCGTGCAGAAGGCGGGTCCACGTCGATGGCGAGGTTCTTCACGTCCACGTGATCGGTGGCGCGTGACAAGATCGCGTTTGCCGTCGGCGGGTTGATCGGATCGAAACCCTGCGGGGCAGGAACGGGGTTGAGGCCGAGGTCGTACATATCGACCTTGCGGCACTTATCGTGAAAAGCGCGAAAATACTCGACGTTCTCCTTGTAGAGAGAGAGTACCTCATCGAGACGAGGCATTCCTTCATCCCCCTGATCGGGAAGAGCGGGAACCCAGACACCGTTGGGACGTTCGGGAGCAAGAACCATCAGATGACTCCTATCTCTTCCTGACGCTGTCGCAATCTCTCGACCATTCTATCACGCATGAACTGCGCTCCGCTGGATCGAACACCGCTTCCTATCTGGGCCTCAGCCTGCGTAGGAAGATACCGTCCACTTGCGCGTCGCATTCGGACAGACGAGGAGATATCATGGGCGGCATCACAGACTTCCAGGGCGAGGGCAAGGGCGAAAACGTAGTCGTCGTGCTCTCCTGGAGGGTGATCCACGCGCCAAGAACCACCTGGCATCTTCCTTGCCTGCATGGCGCGAAGCTGTCGCAGGAGGCCAGGAACGGGCGGGAAGGAGACCGTCTCCCTCTCCAGAGAGATGGCGACAGAGTTGAGAAGGTGATCGCGTGGTATGGAACCAGAGATAACGTACTGTTCGACGGGAATACCCATGTTCTCCAACTCTGTACAGAACATATCACCACCCGTGGAGGTTGCATCAACCATCACGCGGGTGCATCCCCATTCAGTTGCGATATAGGCCATCGACTCTCGCTGGAGAATCCAGTCCTCCCCAGCCTCCCAGATGGAGGCAGAGACGATACGACGCTGCCTTGCGTCAGCGATGAGCATGACTGAAGAGTCCGTCCGTCTGCCGAGGTCAATCCCTGCGACGTACTGGACGCCAGGAAGGGGTGCGGGAAGTGCATCGCCCCACGCACAAGCATCGATATTGCGAAAGAAGCCCGCCTCAGAGGAGAACTCGGCCAGATACATCCTTCGCCATGCGGCGTCGGTCAGGATTTCTCGGTCCTGTTCGATCTCTCGAAGGTCGGATTTGGAGAGAAGGGGGTTGTCGAAGGCCGTTGCGTGGTATGCGTACCATCCTTTTCTGCCACGAGTGGCGGAAAGGTAGGCTCTTCGGAACCAATGTTCTGACCAGAGAGGGGGAATCCCCTCGAAAACGGCGTAGGACATCCTATCGGACTGTCGTATTGTGGGCAAGAGCTTCTCAAACGCTCTGTCAGACACGTCCTGCGCTTCCTGAATCCAGAGATAGTCGAGTCCGACGGACTGGAGGGAGTCAGGATCGTAGGCTGATTTCACCTCCAGAAGCCCCCAGGGTCTTTTCTCGGACCCTTTGAGATAGACCATCCAGTCGTCCTGATGGACGCCCCCTGGTTGAACGAACTCCTTCGGGATGAATGAGAGAATCTCGTTCCATGTCTGCCTTCCCTGCGGAAGGGACGGGACGACGACCCACATATGGAACGGCGGAACGAGCGTGGAAGCCGCAGGCGTATCCAGGGCGTCCACGAAGTGCCGTATTCCCTCCCAGAGGGCGAACCGTGATTTCCCCCAGCGGCGTCCGATCTGCAAGACCTTCACCGTTGCGGGGTTCTCGTGCAACGACTCCTGGCCTGGATGTGGGGCGTAATTGAGGATTGGAGCCTGTGTCACAGGATTTCCCTCACGGCCTCGGCATCGACGACCATTGCGGTTTCCTCATTATCCTCTTCTTCTTTCCTCGTTGCCTTCCACGGTGACTGTATATTGGCGGTATTGATATACATCGGGGCCTGCACAACGGTTGAGGGGTCCTCCGTCAGTCCTCCGATGCGCTGCATCTGCTTGATGGCGTCGAGAACACCTGTGAGGGAGCTGCCCTCCTTGGTTGCCACGTCGATCAGGCGTTGCATGATGAGGCCCTGCGCGTCGTCGGCAAGGCGTTTGGCGACCAGACGGGAGATACCAGGCGTTTCGGAGACCCGTTTGAAGTTCTTGTACTTCGCCTTCTGCCGAAAGAACCAGTCCTGTGGCTGACCGAGGGCGAGAGAGCAAGCAAAATCCGAATCAACGGTGGGCCGAAGGATCAGAGCCCTCTTCTGAAGGACCGTAAAGTACCGCCACCCCGTGAGCGGGTCATCGACTGCTTTGGGCGCTCCCATCAGAGCAGGATGCTTTGTCTTCTCTGCCTTTCTCGCCATGAAGGGTACTTCTCCTCACTCATCTCTACGACGGCGGGGCAATGCTGACCTCGACGTTGTCCTCATTTATGAAGCTCTTATAGATCACCGATGTGGCAATCGTGAACTCCTTCGTTGAGAAGCCGTCACCGTTGCCCGTCTCGTTCAGGAGTA